ACAACCATAGGGTTGAAACAGGTCATTATAATCTATAACCGCCACGCATAGGCTTTGCATAGTTTTTTCTATTTACTCTTTTAGCAGTTTTTCTAAAGACCTTTTTTGAAGATCTTCTTTTCATTTTATATCTCATTGCCATTTTAACATACTCCTTTTTTGTTGGTTGGTGTCAGTCAGCACAGTTAAGAACAAGTGGTTAACTGTGCTTAGCGGAATCACCTTGCGGTGATTCCTTTTCCTCTACATCAACGGAGGAAACTTTTTCTTTTATCTCTTCGACAACGTTACCAGTTGCGAGACCTAATTTTACAAGTTCGGGAAAGTTAGTTTCCTTACTTGCAAAATCGAAGAATTCTGAAGCAGAATTATTGAATTTTTTTCTAATATCAGATGGAATACTTAAGAAAGATTCTCTAGCTTCTTCTATTTGTTCAATAGCATCTGATAAATCTCTAACTTGTGTAAAGTCAGTATATTGAGCAGGATTTCTATTGATTGAATCAAAAAAACCTTGTGAATCATATTTACGTATTTTATATAATATTTGCGATTCTTCCGCAAATTGTTGCTCAGTTAAGCTAACGCCTTCTGTTTCGAAGGTTACCCTTACCTGAGGAGAATAATGTGTTCTAAATGGTATTTTTGTTTTTATTGTCATTTTGTTTTCCATGGGTTTTTATAAGAGCCAGAACCAGTCGGACTCTTTTTACTAAATAAATTATAAAGGGAATCGCTTTTGCCTTTAGTTAAGAATTTAAGTATTAAATCTGTTAATGGTTGTCTAAAAGCATCATTGTTAATAAATTTAGACCAATCAAAAGGTTTTGAATCTTTAAATGGGCTGTCAAATTGTGGTAACATTTCCATTAAAACTTTTGTTGGATCATTAGCACCAGTTATAAATTGAGAGATACGTTTAAATATCATATCTTTTTCTTGAGGGTGTTTATGTAAATATTCTGAAAACATTATATTAAAAGGCGCTTGAGTTCCTACAGATTTAGGATAGCCTTTTTTATCATAGTAATTAGCTTCTTGTTCAATCAATCTAGTATTAGCTAAATTTTGTCTTACAACGCTAGCAGAATTTACTGCTTGCATAGATTTAGAACCAAGACCTTCCATACTAGGGGTTTTTGCCATAGCGCCAGTAGGTGTTGAAGCGCCACCTAATTTAGTAACCATAATAGGATTAATACCAGCTTGTTTCATATCAGCCATGGCTCTTTGATAAGCAGTATTGGACATTCGTTCCTGAAAGTCCATTTGCCTTCCAGCTGCTTGTTTTGCCCATCTTTGTTCTTGTTTTCTGCCTAAATAATCAAATGCAGTGGGTAATAATCCTTGCATTAAAATCTACTCAAAGATAGTGGAGTACCATATGTAGGCATTGGTCTTGCACATTTAAGGTCAAAATACATATCTAGTAATAATTGAGGTTCAGTATTAATAGCGATTACTCTATCGACTGGGGTATTTTCCTCTATGAACGAGGCATTTAAGCTCGGTAATGATGCAAAGTCTTGTGCAAGATGCCAAGAATCAAGCGAACCAGTAACATTTGATCTCATTTTACCAGTGAGCATTGAAGGTTTATATCTATACTCAGCATATACTTCTTGATATCCAAAAATATTATCATCTGCTGAGGTTCCTTGAGCATATATTTCTTTGTTTGTTATTCCCATTTCTCCGATGTGTGCCAAAGCAGGCCAGTAATAGTCGTATCTTGTTTGGTAACTAAAATCTCTTGGTAATCCTTGACCGTAAGTAAGGTCAGAATAAACACAAGCTAATCCAATAACGCAACCATGTTCCATAAATGATTTATTAAATCTATGATCACTAAAAGCTACAGTTCCATAACTGGCCATATTTCCTTGTGGAGTGGTGGTATCTGTTGAACTAGTCTGGGGTATTGGAGTAACAGTAATAGGGGATCTACGTCCGCCTAAATATTCGGGTCTATCTAATCTTGCATCTCCAGTTTCAACTCCGAAATGTGAATATATTAATTCTTTATAACGTGTACCGCCTCTATTGTCTCTTTCTAGTAAAGATTGTACTTGAAAAGCTTCTCTTAGTTGATTTATTGTTGCACCAGTTGCTTGATTTAAATCTGCATATAAAGGTGTATTAGGTGTTAATGGTGATGTACTAGCATTAGAATATAATTGACTAACTCCAGTTCCTAACATTGTATCTGTTCCTGCAGAATTTTCTGCTGTTAAGTATACTGTACTAGCTGCTGTATCATTAAAGCCAATTGGTGCTGAAGTACCTAAAGGTAAATCGACAGCATCGCCTTTTTGTGGTGTTGGTAATGCTGAAGTAAAATAATCATGAGTTTTGCCTTTTTTAAGTAATACATAATTACTTGCTGTATCTGGGCCATCACCTTTATCTACAGTAACAGAATTTTGTAAATTTTCATCTCTAAACCATTCATTCCATATTAAATTGTATCCTCTACCTGCCCAATTGTTAAAGTTAAGACTAACACCAACTGGAACATTGAAATAATCAAATAAATCTCCACTTGCTACTGAGTGTGATTGTATTTGTGGTACTAAATAATCTATTGATGAGTCAGGATTTGGGTCTCTCTCTCCCATAAATCGTTGCCAATTAGTCCAAAGCAAACGATAGGGAACAAAGAAGAAATAAGTTTGTATTTTTAAGTTATCTATAAAAGGGTGAATTGGTGTGGCAAGTCTGCCAAAGCCATGAGCATTCATAGTAAAGGTATCACCTGGCATTACATTATCGAAATATATAGGATATAGATGGTTTGCATCTATTGTTGTTTTAAGACCATGAGATCTGTTAAAAACAGATCTACTGATTTCAGCTTTAGGCGCTCTACTAAAATCTTTAGTTATTGTACTAGGTAATGAACCTCTTGGGCCAAATGATACCATTTTTTTTACTCCTTATTAGTTAATTCAGAAAAGTTAATTACATGTTCAGGATCAAATTCTAAAATTCCTCCTACTGAAGAATCAAACATACCAATATGATGTAAAGCGAAATTATCAGGAAATTTTGCATATGGTGAATTTGAATTATTTTGTATTAAGTCTTGAATTCTGCGTATAGCAGTTCCTTTATTTTTTTCAGTAAATGGTGGTTCAAATATTTGGGCTACATTATCATATATTGAAAATATATAATCGTTAACACCAGTTTCATTTATATCTTGATTTTTTGTCATACTTTTTCTCCATTAATGTATGGAAATATAGTTTCATAATATATAATATATGTCAAATATTATTTCTAATCGTTTTTTCGAGTTTTATATGCTGTAATTTTTCTTTTACGCTTAAACGGTCGTTAGGGAAACGTCTGAGAATAGGGTCAGGGGTTTCATTTTTTCTATTAAGTTTAATTTTGTCGTATAATGTTGGATTATACATATCACTTTTAGGATTATTTAATTGATCAGTATAATATCTAGGAGGTTTTATATAGAATGTACCGTTATCGGTACGAACACTAACACGATCGTTATTATAACAATCCGATAAACCGTATTTTTGTAACCATCTATAACCGATTGCATTTTTACTTCCTCGAGACATTGTTGAATATTCTGGTATAACACCTTCATAGTGTTCCTCTTGTTTATTTCCATTAATTTTTTTCATTATGTATCTTGCTACGTAACTAGCTGATTCATAAGTTACATTGCCAATAAGACTATTTCCATGAGGCCATAATTTTTCTAAAATAGGGGATCTATATAAGTTTTTTGATTTAGTTTTACCTTTATACCATACGTATTTATCTGGGAAATCATAGCCAAATAGTAAAGCATGATAATGAGGTCTATTATTTAATTCTCCATATTCTCCACAATGATAATAAGAAATATCATTGTTAGTATGATAAGAATATTTTTTTATATATTTACGTAAACGTTTCATAAAGTTTTGAAAGTCTCTTACATTTAATGAGTAAATATCTGTTTTATTTTTTTCTGGATAGTTATTTTGTCTACCGACTAATCCTGCTTCGCTGAAAGTTAAAGTAAGAAATGATGATTGATTATGCATCATTGATTCATGAGTGCATCTGATAGCCCATTCACGTGCTTTTGCTAATCTACAACCTGCACATTGACCACAGTCAATATTAAATGGTTTATTTATTGAATAGGCTGATGTAGTGGGTGGAGGATTAAATACAATCCTCCGTTTTGTTGGATCATTTTCATTTGGGACACTGTATACAACCATAGGGTTGAAACAGGTCATTATAATCTATAACCGCCACGCATAGGCTTTGCATAGTTTTTTCTATTTACTCTTTTAGCAGTTTTTCTAAAGACCTTTTTT